TGACGCGCATCGAGGTCAATTCAAGCCCGCAGGCACCTCTGGCGGTCAACGCGAGCACATACGAATACATCATCGACACGTTCCGCCTCAAAGGCATCGTGGACGAGCTGCGCCGCAGACTGGGCGGCACAAGCGAGCCGGTAGTGTCCCGTGCAGTCTCTGGCTATGAGATAGGCACTGCCGCCGAGGTAACTGCGCTCGGAGCCATCACGCAGGACTATACGCGCACAGTGACGCAGGTGCTCGCGTCCGACCCGTGGCAGCGTCGTGTTGCGCTGGTGCGCGCTCGCGTGTTTGAGCAGATGGAAGGCTTCGTGGCAGAGACCGCGACGGACCTTGCGCGCGTGCTGTCCAACGGCATCGAGGGCGGATTCAATCCGATTACCGTGGCGAAGGATATCACGGCGCGGTTTGGTGTTGCTCAGTCGCGGGCCGAGAGAATAGCCCGCACGGAGATAACAGGATCGCTGCGCCGTGCGCGGTGGGACGAAGCCGAAGACGCCGCCATCAACGTAGGCGTTCGCACCATGCAGATGCACCTGTCCGCGCTGTCTCCGACAACCAGGGAGGCGCACGCACGAAGGCATGGCAATCTGTACACCGTGCAAGAAGTGCGGGAGTGGTACGCTCAGGATGGCAACGGAATCAACTGCAAGTGCGCTCAGTCGCCCGTGCTGGTAGACGCCGAAGGAAAGCCGGTCATTGATCGGCAGGTTAAGAGGGCGAAGGCGTTGAAGGATAAGTATTTTGCTTCGGATAAGGCGAAACATGGTAGCGAATAGCGGCAATTAGCTCTTTGCGCCTCCTTCCTTTTGCGTTTATGTAGACGTACCTGTGCTTTCTTGGGCGATCAACAAGCCTGAATTTGTCGCCGTACTTTTCCCGTATCTCTGCTGCGCTGTACTTGTCGGCAATGGTCTGGCAGTGCTTATCAATTCCATCTATCGTCCAGTTTGTGCGCTTTGCCGACAGCCCTGTATAAATCCAATTCGTTGCCTGATACACCGTGCCAACGTGCCCTTGATCTATTTCCGCAAACGAGACGACTATCTCTTTTCCGCAATTCTTCAAGGTGTTTCCGATCAGGTAGCTTTCGCCGTTGCGCGGGACGGAATCGCAAACCCACAAGCGCGTCAGCTCGATAACATTCAGTGCGTTTTCTTTACCAGCAATGCCTGATCGAAGCGGCGCGCTGCTCGGCGTTCCGTAGCAAATAACGCCTTTAATTTCTTCGCCAAGAAACAACCCGAAAGCGATACTACACGGACATCGGCGATGCAGGTAGTGATTTTCTACCACTATACGCATCGCCTCGTTGTATGATATTTGCTTTATGCTGTATTCGCTAAGGCTCAATGCAACGTCTCCGCTTTCTCAAATTCCACCACCACCCAAACCGCCCCCACATTATCCGACATAATCAGCAGATCGCCAAGCTCTATCGGGTGCGGATGTGGGTCTGCCATGCTGTCTGCGAGCATGGCTTTTGCAGCTTCTGCGTTCTCGCCTTCGATCCTGGTAGATACCAGGTGGCCGGCGCCTGTTTCGATGGTTATGCGGATGGGCATGGCGGCTCCTTGTCGATGATGGCTTTCAGTTCCAGCGAAATTTCCGGGCATGACAGGTATGCCGCGATTACTGCCGACTCCAGCAACTCCACCGGCACAACCCTGTGCGTGTCGGGGATGGCGTAGTACATCGGAGTCACGGGCCATCCTTTCATGTCCCAGCGAATAGCAACGCTTTCGTCATACGTTGTTGCTGAGCAGTCATCTGTATGGTCTTCTGTGTGCCACGCCACAGGCTTAATGCTCATTTGCTTTGCTCCTCTAAAAAGGCTGCGTCATGCTCTGCGCCGCCATCCAGAATGCAGTTGTCCGCAGTGCAAACAATTTTGTGGCAAGAAATCAACTGCTTCTTGACAGCATCGACTTCACTGCGCGCAATATCTGCCCTCACATACTCTGTCCATTGAGCGCCATCTTCACAGTCCTCCGGCGCATCTTGGTCGCACCAAAGTCTGCCGATTTCTCTGTCAGCGCAGCACTCCGGCTGCAAGTAAATCCTCGGATAGTCGCTCATTCTCCCTTCTCCTTTGCGGTGCAGTGCTGGATGTGTTCCCAAAGGTCGCGCTGCTTATAGAACTCCCTCTTACAATCGGCACAACTGTAGTATGGGCCGCTCCATGGCAGTTTTCTTGTGCGGTACATTGATGGCGGGTAATAAATTCTGCTCATTCTCCCACCTCCCGCGCCGTGGCGCTTAGTGCTTGCTCTGCTTTTTCTTGCGCTCTATCCCAGCCGACTCCGTATAAATCGCCGTGAGCTTCTCGGATGTATCTCCAACCCGAAAGCATATCTCGCAACGCCTCCTCCAGATCCCTCACCCTCTCAGCTTGCAGGGCTGTGGCGGCTTGCCATGTCACAAAGTGCTGCTCAAGCACCGGGTTCAAATAGCTACCGTTTTTGTTTTTGTGCCACACTGACGGGTCTGGGTTCATCCCCAAATTCTCCTCAAACAACGGAGCCATTGTTTTCTCAAACTCCTCTCTGCTGCTCATACAAACCCCCTCAACACGTAACTTGTGGAAATATCGGGCACCGCGAATTGCCGCACACATAGCCCATCACGGGCGTGATTCGCATCCCGCACTGCCCGCAGATTGCAATCGCCCCATCGGCAGGCCCGTGTGGCATTCCTGGCAGCGGTGGGATAATCGGCAAGCCTTCGTCGTTGTATTGTGCGATCATACAAACCCCCTTTCCTTCTGCTTTTTGTTGATGCGCTTGGACTTGCGCGGTTTTGGTGGCATTGATATTGGCCGCGCCATGTCTTCCGAAAGTGCGCGAGTTACGTAAAATACACGGTGCTCGTTCAGCCCAAGGCTGAAATTTTTCTCGCTGCTTGCGCTCATTTCCCCTGCTCCTGTGAGGCGGCTATCTGCATTAACGTATCAAAATGCTGCCGGTCTTTTGTTCCGAATGGTTGATAAACTAGCGCGACACCGGCTAGTTCCATGACGGCGTTCAGTGCATCCACCGGCACCAGCACCTTGCCATCGAACAGGGCTTCAAGCGCAGCCACCGAAACGCACCGGACATCATCATCAAATGTCCTTGCGGCAGATGCGTTTTTATTAAGCCACTTCTCCACCGGCACCGGCACCTTGCCATCGAACAACTCAGAAAGAGCGTCAACGCTTACATACTGCGGCGATGGATACTTGCAATGCCGAGAGCTCCTGAGAACTTCGGCGTATCCTCCAATCTGGTCAAACTGTAATCCGTTTTCATCAATCCACTTCTCCAGCTCAGCGTTCATTGGTGTTCTCCTTAGTCGCCCCCGGCAGCAAGTTGCCCTGCTCAATTTGTTCGATGGCCCATTCGAGGAGGTCGTCTACCATTATCATGTGGCCGGTCATTGTCTGAAATGCCTTCTGCTCGATTAGCTGTTCAAGTGTCATGCTCTACGCCCCCGTGTCTTGTTGTCATTTGCGAATCAAGCTGCTCAATAATCTCAGCCAGAATTGAATCCTGAGTGCTTGGGTGCTCATTTACGATATCGAACCCCGCCACCGTTCGCGCCTCAACTACTTCCCACTGCTCAGGAATAGGCGGGTCAATCTGTGTGCCAGGTTCCTCGGGAGTGTATTCGTACACGCAGTCTAGGGGGATTCCGTTCCAGTTGATGCTGATTTTGCTCATTGTGCTGCCCTCTTAGTTTCAGTTACTTTCTGAGCATCGCCCGCGCCATCTTGCACGCAGCATAACCCACGCGGCTATGGTAGTTCAACCTCCGCATAGCCATTGCTTTCAATTCTGCGTCGTTCAGGCGGTTCGCCTCGGGAAGCACAACCGAGCGCAGGTGTTTACGCATCGACACATGGAAATGTACTTTCGACATAACCTCCGCAATGCACATGCTACCGCCGCTCCCTGGCGATAATCCCCATGCGCTCCGTCAGCTCGGCATCCGTGCGCGGCTGCTGACAGGTGGACATTGGGTGGCGCACCCGCAGCCCGTGGTTGATTGTGGTGCCGGTACGCACGCCGAGGGCGCACATACCGGATTGGACTGGATAGCGAAGGGCTGGGCAGCCGGTGCAGGTCATGGCCGCACCAGCTCATGTTCGATTGAAAGCGGAAGCGGGCGGAAGGTGCCGTCGAGGTAGTAAACTCCGAGCTTGCCGTTGACGTTGCGAATCTCGTGTATGCCGCCGGCTTTCCACCAATGGGTGTCGTACAACACGCGCACAAAATCACCCTCTTTCCAGTTGCGCCAGTGTGTGCGGTCGTCGTGCTTGGCGATTAGGCGGTAGTTTGATTCGTCACCATATGCGCTCTCTCCGGTTGTCGGCGCCCCGTCAGCCCAGTGGTCGGTTACTCGACGCACATCGCCAACTTTGATTCCATAAAGGTCGCCGTATTTTCCGCTATCCGTGCTAATACACTCCACCCAATCACCAACTTCAAACGCGGCAGCAGTAGGCGCGGCTCCAGCAGAGCAGGCAAGCACAGCGGCAGCATTCCTCGCAGCCTCGCGGTCGCCATTGTTGATGGCATTGAGCAGGTCGGCGATGGCGGGAGTGATTGGTATCAGTCTTGACTCGTCGGCGAAAGCGCCGGGCTTGTCATTTCTGGCGTTATTGTATTTGCATTCACCAGAAACCAACTTCAGCAGCGTGCGCTCGACGTCTTGCATCTTCGCCACCGAGCCATCGCGGAAGCCGCTTCCTTGTTGATTTACCATCAAAAACAAATCCCCTTTCTTGTACGTTGAATGCATTTTTAAATCCTCTTTGTGTTTAAGGTGTCCGCATATTGATACCGCAAAAAGCACTTGTCAACTGTTTTTGTATGCGATATTGTTGCGCCATCTACATAAGCAAGGTGAATGACATGAAAGAACGCACAGCAATGATTTTGACGCTCGCAATGGCTTTCTTTTTGCCGTGGTGGGTGTTATTGTAAATCTGCGCTGAAGATAGCAACCAGCACCAAGGCAATGGCCAAAGCCTTTGAGGATTGCGGGAACGCGGTCGAAGCGGCTTCCGGCGTCTAGGACAGTAGGCGCGGTGGGTGTTGGTATCAGCGTTTTACGCCGTTGATATAATCCCTGATCCATAATGGCGGAACCAACGGACAGCCGGGAAAGACCGGCACTTTTTAAGCCGAAACCTCTGCGGATACTTGGGCTGGTCTCAGGCATGCAGAGTTGACCGCCGGGAATAGTCCGGCACCTAACGACTCACGGCGTATCCGTGGGGCATATCAGAGTCAGCATTGCGGTGCGACCGAACGCCGGCCTCGCAAGCATGGCGGCAGTGTTGACTCTGATGTGTGTAGCTCAGTTGGTAGAGCGGCCCCTCGATAGGGGTGGCGTTGGTAGCGTACCGGTCACCGCTACCAGAAAGCGCAGGTTCGATTCCTGCCACACATCACGGCCCCCTAGCTCAATAGGCAGAGCAGCCCGCTCATAACGGGAAGACGTAAGGTTCAAATCCTTTGGGGGCCACCAACACACAATTTCCCCGGCCCAACCCATTTACGGGCGTAAATGAGTGAGCAGCGGGCCGGGGTCTATATAGAGGGCAAGACATGGACCAACTCTCCTGGCACTGGCTCACCGGCTGCCGCAACCGCTACAGGCAGCACAGGCGCGCATGGCTTGCAACGAAGCGCGCAGGATTGGACGCTGGCGCAACGCTGGCGCTTGCGGTAGAATGGCGGGGTGAATACATGAGGGCTTTGAGGCCATGAAGAAAATAACGATCTGCATAGCAGCACTGCTGCTTACAAGCTGCACCGCCGTTCGCTACAAGTCCGGCGACACGTCACTCACGGTGATTGACTTTTCCCCCGGCGAAGACCGCCTAGAAGCCACTGCCAATATCGATGGCAAGGGCGAGATTACAGTGGGCAGGCTGCAAGGGTCGTCCGTTGACGCCATCACCGCAGCCGCCGCCCTCGTACCAACTACCCCCTAGCAGCCAACGCGCTGCCCTGCACGTCCTGTGCGCGCCCTCTTCGGAGGGCTTTTTTATTCCCCGCGCCAGCACCAAGCGCCCTATTGCACCCCGCCCGCCTTTCGCGTATCTTTGCCCAATGAATTGTTGAACAAAGGTTCCGTAATGTCTCAGATTCGCGTCAACCTGAAAACCCGTGTGCAGAATTCGCTGATCCGATACGAAAAGCGCAATGGCCGCGATGTGATTGTGGTGCCAAGCGCGACACTCCCGGACAATATAGTCATGAACCGCATCTTGTACCCCGCGACCGTCATCGAGTCTGGCTACAAGACGCTCGACCGAACACCGGCGCCGCTTGGGCACCCTATGATCAACGGCCAATATGCCAGCGCGCGCGACCCCGAGGCCATGAATGGCTACTGGGTAGGCGCATGGAACGAGAACGTGCGCCGCACAGGTGGCCGCGTGTTTCTGGACAAGATCGTTGACGTAGAGACCGCGCAGGCAACTCCGGGCGGGCGCAAGCTGCTGGAAACAATCAGCAAGCAAGAGCCGATCAGCACCAGCACCGGCCTTGTGCTTACCATGAGCGCCGCCACGCACGCCGAATACGACTGGGTAGCCGAGTCGATGGAAGCCGACCACGACGCCATCCTGATAGGCGAGGCCCCGGCAGCAAGCACACAGCAGGGCGTCGGCATCTTCGTAAACTCGCAAGGAACGAAGATCGAAGTTCACAACGAAGAGCTAAAGCTAGACGACGAAGCGCTTAAATCAATCGCCGAGTCCATCGCATGGCAGCTTGAACACGAAGCGCGCGAACAGAAACAGAAGCCGCTGATCGACAAGATTATGAAAGCACTGCGCTCCCTCATTGGTGGCGCTGAACCCGAAGACGACGACACCGACGAGGAAACCGCAATGAACGAAGCACAACAGAAGGCGTTCGACGACCTGCAAGCCAAGGTCGCATCGCTCGAAACCAACATGCTGACCGCCGACAAGGTGGCCGAGCTGCTCAAGCCGCTGACCGAATCAGTGTCCGGCATCCAAGCCAATCTGAAGCAGGCAGACGAAGCCAAGCGCGCAGACCTTATCGACAAGGTGGTGAAAGCCAACCTGCTCGACGAAGCCGACGCCAAGGAGCTGACCACCAACGCGCTGCAAAAGCTGGCCGCGAAGGTCGCAACGCCTGCCGCGTCTACTGGCTTCTTCGGTGGCTTTGGCACCAACGCTGCCGCAGCATCATCTGACGAATTTTCTGACGAACTGCCGGAGTAACCGAACATGACAACTGCAAACGTAGTATTTTCCGGGCCTGCCTCGCAGACAGCGCCCATCATGGAAGAGCGAATCATCACCTCCGGCGCGACTATCAAGCCCGGCCATTTGGTGCTAACGTCCTCTGACAAGTGGATTAACCACAACCTGGCTGGCGATGCGGGCAACTATCGCATCATCGACATGGACACGGCGAAGCAAAAGCTCGCCACCGACACGCTCACGGCGCTGGACAGCGCGCAGGCATTCGTGCCTGTCCCCGGCCAGTATTACAACGTAGTGCTGGCGGACTCAATGACAATCAGCAAGGGCGATGTCATCACCAGCAACGGCGATGGCACAGTCAAGGAAGCGACCGTAACAGGCGCAACCCCTGATGTAGTCATCGGCTACGCTGACGAAGCCGTCACCACGTCCGGCGCAACTGCGCGCCTCCGCATCCGAATCGCAACCGCTGGCTACCAAGCTACAGCATAACAGGAGCAACAAATATGCTTTACTTTGACAAGAAGCTCGCCACTGGACTGAACGGCGTCAACCACGCCGCGCAGTTCAAGCAGGTACAGGGCCAGCGCCGTGCGTTCAACGAACAGCAGCGCGGCATGCGAACGATCACCGGCAACGCTGCCGCAGTGATCCCGCGTGACGTGTATGTCGAGTTCGACAACGTGACCAAGGCGCTTGCTCGCGCAAACAACCTGACCATGATGCAAGACCTGATGCCGCTGGCTCGCTCGCTGCCTGTTGGCAAGATCGAGTACACGTACCGCAAGGCGTCTGACTCAGGCATCGTGCAAACAAGCGTCATGGGCCAGATTCCCGGCCAGCTTGACAAGACCGCGTACAGCTACGATTCCGCCATCAAGGTTGTTCACCAGACTGCGTTCGGTCGCGGCTGGATGGAAATGGAAGGCCAGCAGTCCGAGGGCTTCTCCGGCTTGATCGACGACCAGTCCAACGCTGTTCGCAACCTGCAAACCAGCATTGCGAACCACTTCTTCGACGGCACCACTGATACGTTCAACGGCACCACTGCCGTTGGTATCGCGACCTCGACAGACGTGATTTCCGTTGACTTGGATGCGTCAGACCTGAACTTCAACTTCGCAACGAACACCACTCCGGCCACAATCCGCAGCAAGTTCATCGCGCTGATTGACAAGCTGACCATCACCAACAACGTGCAGGGCCAGATCACGGCCTACATCTCTCGCGAGATTGAGTCCAACTTCCTGCAATTCTTCAGCACTTCAGACACTGGCTTCGGCACAGTGCTGGAAAACCTGAAGAAGCTGCCGCGAATTGCTGACATCAAGGTCGATGCCACGCTGTCCGGCAACGAGATCGTGATGATGGTGCTGGATACTCAGTACATCCAGCCGCTGGTAGGCATGGCGATCGCCACTGTTCCGCTGTTCCGCGCAAACCCGATGGACAACTACAACTTCCTGACGTATGCGAACGTGGGCTTGGCGATCAAGTCTGACTACAACTCGCAGAAGGGTGTGTTGTACGCTCGCGAGATCAGCTGATGGTAACGGCGCAAGGATAGCGCCTTACTTGAATGAGTGATATAATAAAGCCTTGCCGCGCACCATTCGGCAGGGCTTTTTACTTACTGACAGGAGCGAAAAGAATGTTCAACAGATTCAACGTGACAGAGCTTGGAATCCAGCTCAACGGCAAGATGCTTATGCCCGGCTCAAGCCTGCTTATCAAGGGCGAGCCGCACAAGTCGTGGCTTCCGTGCGGGCATGTGGCGGGGCAGGTAACCGAACGCACACTGGTAGTGGCATCGCCTGCCGCACCAGTTCTCGAAAACAACATCGAAACCATCCGCCGACAGTATGAAATCACGCTCGGCAGAAAACCCCATCACAAGATGAGCGCCGAGAGCATGCTTGCCGCCATCGAGAAAGGAGCGGCACAATAATGCAGCAGCAAGACTTCTTCCGCACCACTGCTGGCAGCACGCGAATCCCCGTGGCCGACGCCACGCACACGCTCACCGTGCCACAGGACTTCGCAAGCACGGTTATTCATGTGCGGGCACTGGACGCTGACGGCGTGACGGAAGTGTCGCCAAGCGCCGGTACGCTGACGTTCGCTTATCAGCCGTTCGGCTCCAACCTGTGGATAGCTATGGCGAACCCTGCCATTACCGCTACCACAATCAAGCACAGCGCCCTCTCCACCTACACTCCGCCATCCGTGACAGGTCCGGTAAAGAAGGTGCGAGCCATCCTAGCATCACTAGCCGGCGCAACATTCGTTGAAATCTTCGTCGTCCGCTACAACGCATAACAGGAGCGCCACATGGCAGTCATCACAGCAACAAACATCCAAACAGCAGGCGCAAACGCGGTGACGGAAACGACACTCGGCGCTTCAGACACGCTCGTATACAACCCGTCGCGCACTCAGGTTCTCTATCTGGACAACCAGACAGGCGGCGCGCTCACGGTCACGATCGACGGCGCCGATGGAACAACTGTTCCAGTTCCAGGCGTTGGCAGCGTGTCAGTGGCATCTGGCTACAGCACCGGCTCTATCGCAGCGGGCGCAGTGCGGGCAATCGTGCTGTCCACGATCTTCCGGTACCTGCAGGGCACCGTCACCGTGACCGGCGGCACAGGTATCGTGGCCTCGCTGCTGGAGTTCTAAGCATGGCAACCGCCATCACCTATGCGGATGTAATCAGCGGCTTCGACACGAGCGTTCCAGAAGCGCAGGTTGACATGCTGATTGACATCATCGACGAGGCGGACACATGCCTCGACGCGAACAGCGTCAGCGCCAGCAAGCAAGAAATGCTGAAGATCGCCGCTGTTCGACATATGTGCGTGATGATGGGCGCGTCGGCAAGCGGTAAGGGCGCTGTCACCAGCGAGACCGCCCCGTCCGGCGCAAGCCGCAGCTACAAAGCGCCATCCGGCATGGGCTTGGAGTCTACCAGCTTCGGCGCGCTGCTGAAGCAGTTCGACAGCTTCGGCTGCATCACTGCGCTGCTTGAGAATACCGCCAACCTGTCTATTCGCAGCGTTGGCCGCAGGGCGCCGGAATGAGCACGCTCGCCGCATGGTCCTATGAATCAACGCTGACCGTCTGGCCTGCATCGTCCTATGATGCCTACGGCCAGCCTACGTTCGGCGCACCGTACACCGTGGCGGGTTCGTGGTCCGTGGGCGGAGACATACAGACGGATGATAACGGCGAGCAGTTCGTGGCGGCGAGCAAGTACTATTTCGAGTACGATCCAGACTCGTCAACGCTGCCAGTGCGCGGCGGATTCATCAAGCGCGGCACACACACAAGCACGGCAGACCCGATAGCAGCAGGCGCCGAGAAGATACGCAAGGTCGCCGGGTTTGACATGGCGATGTTCGGCGCAACGGAAGTGCCGGACTGGATTGTCTACACCTAACGGGCGGGCGCAGAATGCCGATAGAAGGGCTTGAGGAATTGAACGCTAGATTCAGGGCCGCTATCGACGAGATAGGAATCAGCCGCACGCAGCGATTCATAACCGAGCTTGTGTTCGCCATTGAAGTAGAATCTGCCACCATAACCCCGGTGGACACCAGCTTCCTGATAAACAGCAAGTTCAGCCGCATATGGCGCAGCACCAGCGGCTGGAACGCCGAGGCCGGATACGGAGCGAACTACGCGATGTATGTGCACAACAAGCCTGGCACGCTTCTCGGCACAGGGCTTGCATGGAAGCCTGACGCAGAGCCCCAATTCCTCGCCAAAGCCATCAAGACCGTGCTGGAGCAAGACCTAGACGCCATCATAGAGAATCAGTACAAGATATGAGCGCAACACTTCTACAGCGAGTCAAGGACCACATAGACGCGGCAAACCTGCTGGCAGGCTATGGCGTGCGTTATTTCCAATGGACTGACGCTGACGAATCCGGAACGACGCCGTTCGTGATGTTCAGGCAATCAGGCAGCGGCGATTCGAGCATCCTGCTACAGGACACGCAGGTATCTATCGTGCTCGTTGGCTCCGGGCCGACGAAAATACTGGACACCGACACGCGAGCACAGGCGATTCTGCGCTACTTGCGCGGCTCTACAGTTGACACCGTGGGCGCTGTTCGCTTCGACCCAATCGGCACAGTGCGCGGCCCAATGAAACTGGAAAACGGGCGCCCTGTGTTTGAAATCGTGGTGCGCGTGTTTACCGAGGATCAATAATGCAAGACGCCAAGAAAACCACCATCACGTTCGGCGGCGCCACGATAGGCGGACTCGATTCCTACACTCTGCTGGAAGGCCAAGTGCGCGAGGCGACGTTCCGCCCGCTGGCGGCAGCGCCTGTTGCGATGCCATCATACCCAGACCGTGGAACAGTCGTTCTCGATCTGTACCGCGACGACACGGACGCCGGGCAGATTGCGCTTCAGTCGTCACTCGACAACCGCACGCGCGCCACGATGATAGTCACGCACCCTGACGGCACTACCGACACGTTCACGGCGTTCACGCTGACATACACAACACGAGGCAGCAAGTCGATGGCGACACCAGTTCAGCGCGTTCGGTGTACGCTGCGCGTCTCTGGCACCGTTGCTTAGCTCGTGATATAATACGCGAGTCAATATCACATTTCTTGCCGTTCTGCGGCTAATTTTGGAACGAGGATTCAAACAATGAGCAATGTTCAACTCGCCGCAGGTACCAAGCTCTATATCGGCGCCGCAGCCCCAGCGACATACAACAAGGCCGGCTACGAGGCCGTCACATGGACCGAAGTCGGCGAGATTTCCAATATCTCCGGCGACGTGGGCGCCATGTACAGCGAGGGCACGTTCTCCGTGCTCGGCAATCGCGGCATCGTCAAGCGCAAGGGCAGCTACGATAACGGCAACGTGACGGTGGAGTATGGCTACTACCGCGCAGACTCTGGCCAAGAAGACCTTGTGGCAGCGGTTGCCAGTGACGCGCCGTTCCCGTTCAAGATCGTGATGACTGACGTGGCCGACACGCACGTTTACTTCATGGCGCTTGTGATGGGCGCGCCAATCAGCATCGGCGGCAATGACGATTTCATCACCTCCGCCGTGCCGCTGGCAATCGACAGCGTTTCCGCTGTGCTGAAGGAAAACGCGCCTTCGTAATGCGTTCGTAAGAACCGGAGCGGGTGGCCCTGTCAGCGCCCGCTTTCGTTAACCAACACTGACGGGATTCCTGACAGGAGCGCACCAAATGACAGCTTTCGACATTTCAAGCATTGACCTCAAGGCAGACAGCGAGCGCGGCTCATGGCTGCATCTCAAAGACCCTCGCACCGGCAAGCCTATCAGCACCAAAGACGGCGACCCTGTGCGCTTGCGCGTGCTCGGGCCACAGGCTGACGCGGTAACGCAAGCAACTGAGGCCGTGAACAAGGAGCGCCAGGAGCGGGAAGCCAAGCGCGCCGAGTTCGACAGCGCCGGCAAGCTCGTCAAGGCCGGCACGTCCACCAAGGAAGAGCTTGTCGCAGACGACGTGCGAATCTACACAGCAGCCACCATAGGCTGGGAAAACATGGCCTTCAACGGCGTGGCGGCGTTCAGCAAAGACATAATCGCCAGCCTGTACACCGAGCGCGATTGGGCACGGGCGCAAGTCTTTCGATGGATGCTTGATTACGCAAATTTTATGCCCGGGCAAGAGAGCGCCTAGTTCTCTATGCCCGGCAAGCGGCGTGGCTATCAACGCCGATACAGCGACCACAGCGCAAAGGCATGGCGCCGGTAAAGCCGGTGTCACGATACGACAAGGCGGGCGGCGCGGTTGAAATGCCGCCGGTCGTGTACGGGCAAGACCTGATAGAGACGCTATGGGCAGTCGGCCCGGTGACTCCTGAAGGGCATCCGGTACCGTGGCAGGAGCTTCGAGCATACGCGGCCACAACGCGGCGCAGGCTCACGCGATGGGAGGCAGAGACGGTGCGCAAAATGTCCGAAGCCTACGCTATCACCGCCATAGATGCGCGCCGCGAAGACTCCAAGGCGCCGTGGTACGTGGTGAAGTTGACTCAGAAGTCGCTGAACAACAAGATTCTGGACATATTCGGGCCGCTGTTCGCCAAGCCCGCAGCACCAACAAAGCCAGTGGCACAGAAGATACCGAGGCAGAAACCCGATGGCAGAAGACCTAGGCGCGATAAAGTACCGGATTGAGGCGGATACGTCTGATCTCGCTCGCGCCGAAGACGAGATGGCGGCGTTTTCGAAGACGGCCAAGGCGGGGGCGAAGGATGTTGATGGGCTTGGCAATGCCACGGAAGCGGCAGGCACCAAGGCCAAGAAAGGCACCGAACAGCTTACATCCGGCATGGACTCGGCGGCGAAGGCAATCAAGGTCGCTGCCGGTGCGCTTGCTGCATTCGGAGCGGCCATTAGCGTGCGCGAGATTATCGCGTACTCTGACGCATGGCAGTCTGCATCAAACCAGCTCCGGCTTGTTACCACTGGCGTCGAAGACCTCGCCCGCGTTCAGGCGCAACTGCTGGCCGTGTCCAATGACACGCGCTCCTCCTTCGAGTCAACCGCCAACCTGTACAGCCGCCTCACTCGCGCGACGTCCGAAATGGGGCTTTCGCAGAAAGAGCTGCTAGATATTACCACCACCATCAACCAGTCCTTTGCAGTCTCCGGCGCCACGGCGGCAGAGGCTAGCGCAGCTATTACGCAACTGTCGCAGGGCTTGGCAGCAGGCGCACTGCGCGGCGATGAATTCAACAGCGTGGCCGAGCAGGCGCCAGGAATCATGCGCGCCATTGCCGATTCGCTGGGCATGACCACGGGGGAGCTGCGAACCTTCGCGGCAGAGGGCGGGATTACTGCTGATATCGTGGTTACCGCGCTCCAGAAGGCTTCCGGCTCGATTGCCAATGACTTCGGGAAGTCGGTGCGGACGTTCGGGCAGTCTGTTCAGGTGGCCGAAAACAACATGATGGCGTTTGTCGGCACAAGCGGCATTCTGTCCAGCGCCACAAGTGCGGCAGGCTCTGCAATAGTTGGCCTTTCAGAAAACATCGACACGCTCGCCAACGTATTGACCGTCCTTGCAACAATCGGCGCGGCAAGGCTGGCTCCTGTCTTTGGTGTGCAGATTGTGTCCGCGTTCGGCGCAGCAGCAGCGGCGTTCTCCGCGTCAACCGTGGCGACCACGACATACAACGCAGCGCTCATGGTGACGGAACGCACAATAATCACCACGACGGCATCGCAGCGCCTGCTCAATGGCGCCATGGCGCTTGTCGGCGGTCCTGCCGGTCTTGCTGTGCTTGCTGCTGCCGGCATCTACAAGCTGGCCGACTCCTTGATGGATTCAGAACGTGAAATGCGGAAGGCATATCAAACCGTCCGCGATTACGTCGAGGCTGGTAATGATTTCGAGGCAATGGCCGACAGAATGGCCGCTGTGCAGAAGCGCGTGGCAGAGGCGACAGAGGAAGAAAAAGACGCGATTGCCGAGGCCACAACTTACGTTAACGGGCTGTTCAAGTCACTGGGCGTGACTGTCCCAGTAGTAGAAAAGGCCGAGGATGTAACGCTCGACATGGCCCGCGCCATGGTGGAATTGCAGGTGAACATGGCCGGCGGTGTAGCTCAGTTTGCCAAGCTGAATTCAACGGCTAAAAACTCAGTCGGCCCGCTTCAGGATG